GCCTGATAGGAGCGGATAATGCCGCTGCGCCCGCCTGCTGGGTTTATCTCAGCCAATTATGATCCGTTGAGAAACCCTGACGCTCCTACGGGGGTTACGGCGTCTGCTGGCGATGCCCAGGCTTCTGTGTCGTTTACGGCGCCCGCGAATGTCGGCGGATCGGCTATCAGCGCGTATTATGCGGTTTCCAATCCTGGGCAGATTACGGCTTCCGGGGCTTCATCGCCGGTTACGGTGACGGGGCTTACAAATGGCACAGCGTACACGTTCCAAGTTTGGGCGCTGAATACTTTTGGGCCGGGTGCGTTTAGCGCGGCTAGTGGGAGTGTGACGCCTGCGGCAGCAAGAGGTGTATTTGGGGGCGGCGGTGTTACTATTGATTATGTCACTATTGCCACAACGGGGAATGCAACAAATTTTGGCAATCTTACTTTTTCTCCAGTTACAGAGTTAACCTCTTGTTCATCTTCAACGCGAGGTGTTTTTGGGGGTGGATCAAGCTCTAATAATACAATTCAATACATTACAATTGCCACCACAAGTAATTCGTCAGATTTTGGTGATTTAACTGTAGCGCGCCAACGTCCAGCAGCTTGCTCATCTTCAACGCGCGGAGTTTTTGGGGGCGGGTTTAATGGAACGGTAGATGTTAATACAATGGATTACATCACAATAGCCACCACAGGGAACGCAACAAATTTTGGTGCTTTAACAATAGCGCGAACGGGACTTGCTGCTTGCTCGTCTTCAACTCGTGGGGTTTTTGGCGGAGGGTCTACCACAGGACAACTAGACAGAATTGATTATATTACAATTGCATCTACAGGCAACGCCATAACTTTTGGTAATTTAACGGTAGCTCGGTCCAAACTTGGGGGCTGTTCATCAGCAACAAGGGGTGTGTTTGGTGGGGGCGAAGGGGGTGGGGCTAATAATACTATTGATTATGTGACAATTGCCACCACAGGAAATGCAACAGATTTTGGTGATCTTACAATTGCACGATACGGATTGGCCGCCTGTTCTTCTTTAATAAGAGGTCTTTTTGGGGGTGGCTTAAGTCCTACTCTCTCAAATGTGATTGATTATATAACTATAGCTTCAGTAGGAAATGCCACAGATTTTGGTGATTTGACTGTTGCGCGATATGATTTAGCTGCCTGCTCATCTGGCCACGGAGGACTATAACTATGCCGACTTATTCCGGTGTCTGGAACCTCGTGGCGCAGTTTCAAGCGGTGGGGCAGGGGTTGTGGCCTATTGGTGATAGGGGGATTTTTGGTTGGTCGGGCAGTATGAGTTATATTGATATTGCAACAACTGGAAATGCTGCAAACTTTGGAAGTTTGTCCATATCTGGCTCACAAAATGGAAGGGCCGCATGCTCATCTTTTGAGCGTGCTATTTTCGGGGGTGGTGTTAGTGGATCAACCGCATCCAATATTATTGAATATGTTGTTTTCTCAACAACTGGAAATTCTTCAGATTTTGGAGATTTAACAATAGCTAGATATGATTTGACTGGATGTTCCTCTTCAACTCGCGGCATATTTAGCGGCGGTCAAACCACAAGTAGTTCACAAGATCGTATTGATTATATTACTATTGCAACAACCGGAAATGCCACAACATTTGGTGCATTATCTCAAGCCAGAAACGGATTAGGGGGGCTTTCATCAACCACGCGAGGTGTATTTGGTGGCGGTGTTACAACAGGAACATCAATTCAAACAACGATTGATTATATTACTATAGCTACAACCGGCAACGCGCTTTCTTTCGGAAGTTTATCAGCTGCTAGAGCTTATTTGGCCGGAGCATCCAATAGCACCAGAGGTGTTTTTGCCGGTGGTTATGATTGGGCAATAGGCGCTTTGAACATTATTGATTACATTACTATCGCTTCAACGGGGAACGCCACAGATTTTGGTGATTTGTCTTCAACAAGATTTTATGTTGGGGGATGCGCTAATTTAACTAGGGCGGTTTTCTCTAGTACAGGTGGAACGGTAGGAGGAACAACTTACATAACCATAGCTTCGCTTGGCAATTCCACAACGTTTGGCACTCTTTCTGTCTCTGGTAACGGTATTGCCGGCTGCTCAAACGCCCACGGAGGTCTGTAACTATGTCACGCGAATGGCCCGGCGGTCTGATCCGTCCTACCCCCGTCACCCCGACTGGCCCGTATCAGGACGGCACGGCGCCTGGGGTGTGGACGCTGGACCAGATGAACTATTGGCTTAAGCAAAACCTGTGGCCGATTGCGGGGTCAGGGGGTACGCCAATAGGTTTGTTTGGGGGGGGGGTTCAAAGTTCGGTAAGAACTAACGTAATTCAAAAAGTAATCATTTCAACATCTGGAAACGCAACCGATTTTGGTGATTTAGCTGTAGCAACCAGAGAAACGGGTTCGTGTTCATCTGATGTTCGAGCCATTTGGGGTGGGGGCAATGACGGAACAACAATAAATGTCATTCAATATGTGTCATTTTCTACACTAGGAAATACCGCTGATTTTGGAGATTTAACTGTTGCAAGAAGTGGTCTTGCTGCATGCTCAAATTATGTAAGAGGGTGTTTTGGAGGTGGTGAAAACTCTGGTGGCACTCAGCAAAACGTCATTGATTACGTCACTATTGCATCAACAGGAAACGCAATTGATTTTGGTGATTTAACAGTAGCACGGTATTACATTGCTGCGCTTTCATCTGCCACGCGTGGAGTGTGGGGTGGTGGAGGAACAGGCGGTGGAGCAACCGGACAAAACACAATTGATTACGTCACTATTGCTTCAACCGGAAATGCAACAGATTTTGGTGATTTAACAAATGCACGATACGGCCCAGCAGGGTGCGCTTCATCCACAAGAGGGTTATTTGGTGGTGGGTATAACACTGTGTCTGGCGTCCGTGTAAACATAATTGATTATATCACAATAGCCACTACCGGCAACGCCACAGACTTTGGTGACCTAACAGCAGCTAGAACACGCATTGGTGCTTGTGCATCGTCAACAATAGGCTTGTTTGCGGGTGACGTAAGCAATGTCATTGATTATGTAACTATCGCTTCAGCAGGTAATGCCACTGATTTTGGTGATCTTTTAAATGCGCCGCAAGGCATATCAGCCTGCTCCTCTGCTGCCGCAGCCGTCCAAGCTACACCAACAAGCGCTGCGATGGCATTTTTTGGGGGCGGGTATTCTGCGGGGGTTGGATCAGGGTATCAAGCTAACGTGCAGTATGTAAATATTGCAACTACCGGTAATTCCATGATGTTTAGTTCACTTACGCAAGCTAGGCATAGTCTTGCGGCTTGTTCTTCATCAACTCGTGGGTTATTTGCCGGGGGCTCAACAGGTTCAGATGTAAACACTATTGATTATATTACTTTCAGTTCCTTTGGCGCCGCAATTGATTTCGGCGACCGGACCGTTTCTAAAAGAGAGCTAGCATCATGCTCTTCCGATACGCGAGGTGTTTTTATTGGCGGGGGCACTCCTGCAGTAAACGTAATAGATTACGTTACAATTTCGTCTGTTGGAAACGCAACAGATTTTGGGGATGTAAGTGCCGGTTCTGATTATGGTTGGGCCGGCTGCGGGTCTAATACCAGAGGTCTTTTTGCTGGTGGGTGGGGATCTTACGCAGATAAAATTGACTATATTACTATTGCGTCAACAGGCAATTCAATTAATTTTGGATCTCTTTCGGGGGGATTTAGCGTGCGAAATTGCGCTGCTTGTTCAAATTCTACGCGGGCGGTTTTTGCTGGAGGCACTAATGGTACATATTCTGTTAATGTGATTGAATATGTAACAATTGCATCGCCTGGGAACGGCACTGACTTTGGAGATCTGACTTCAGCGATAAACAGCCTTGTGGGGGCCGCGTCTTCCACCGTCGGGATTTTTTCGGGGGGGACGCCTGAAGGGGGTAATCCTATAACCACCATTCAATATATAACCCTTGCTTCAACAGGTAACGCTGTATTGTTTGGTGACCTTTCTTCAAAAGGTACAGCCGCACAAGGCGGTTGCTCTAACGCCCACGGCGGCCTTTAACAACAAATAGGAGAAACCTTTTGTCTAACGATCTGATTATCGGCAACATCAACACTGCGCTGGCTGTAAAGAAGCCGGAATACAATCTGATGTTAAAAAACATTCAGGATCGTATGCCTGCTGTCGTGCGCGACACCAGCAATTTCCACAAGTCGCACAGCCAATTCATGAGCGTGACGCTGGACGTAACAGCTATCACGCCCATCCGGTCCATCAAGCACACGCTGGCCGAGATTGACCGCACGCGGTCTGCCTTGCAGGAAGCCTATATTGGCCTTCGCAAGAAGCAGAATGAACTCAAGAAGAAGGAGCGCGATCTGGCCCAAGCGGAAGACCCGCTGGACCGTGAGCTGCTTGAAATCGAGATCCTAGAGATCAACAGCCACATTGAGGGCACCCAGAACCACGTCAACGGCGCCATCCGGAAGATGAATTTCTTCGTCAACCAGCACAAGCAACTGCTTGAGAAGGTCGGCAAAGAAGAGATTACCGAGGAAGACTACGAGCGCGAAGAAGCCCGCTACCACATCATGACTTGCATGAAGCAGGCTCTCAGCGCCGCCCGTAGCCGCAATGGTATGATTGACGAGGGTAACCTGATCTACCTTTTTGACTTGGGTATCAACGCCGCCCAGGCGCAGGCTGAGATGTTTGCCTATCTCAGCATGGAGAACCAGCTGATCAGCGAAGGGAAGGCTCCCACGCATGAAATGACCATGCGGTGGCTGGAGGCTTGCGCGGACAAATGGGCGGAAGATCCGGCCAAGTTTGCTGCCCGGCGCGGCTTCAGCGTGTTTGACCACACCAGCCTGACCAATGTGCCGCAGATCACGCAAGAGGCTGCCGAGTAATGCACCTCGTTATCGGCACCCCCTGCTATGGCGGCATGATGTGTACCGAATACGCGCAGTCGGTGTTGGCTTTGAAGGAGGCCTGCATGACGCACGGCATCAAGCTGACGTGCGTCTTTCTCGGCAATGAAAGCCTAATCCAGCGCGGCCGCAATACCATCGCCCATCATTTCTTGCAGATGGAAGACGCCACGCATCTGATGTTCATTGATGCTGACCAGAAGTTTGTTCCCAATGACATCGCCAAGATGATCAAGGCCGATAAGGGGATCATTGGCGGCGCTGTCCCCATGAAGGGGATCAACTGGAGCCGGGTGAAGATGGGTGCCATTCTCAATCACCCGGATCTCAGCAAGCTGACGGGCATCTTCAATATCAACAAGCTGCCCGGCCACGAGATGGTCACGGCGGACATGCCGTTTCAGGTCAAGCATGTCGGCACCGGCTTTATGCTGATCCGCCGGGATGTGTTTGAAGATCTGAAAGACCATGTCGGCTGGTACAAGAATGGCGGTTCAAGCATTCACCCTGAAGACAAGGTTTATGACTTCTTCAAGGTTCAGAATGTGGACAATGAGTTGCTGTCTGAGGACTATAATTTCTGCCACATGTATCGCGAGAAGGGCGGCACGGTTTGGGTCGCCCCCTGGTGCGAGTTGGGGCATTTTGGCGCGTATCTTTTCAGCGGGCAGTATGCCCAGACCGGAGGGTTAGAAGATGGCTCATCACTGCATTAAGTATCGGCTGGCGGCTGATGGCACAGTCCCCACGTTCCTTTGCCTCCATCCTGAAGGTGTTGGCGGTGTGTTTGTGGTGGGTGATCCTGCTACTCCTAGCCCTCGTGATATGGTGATGATCGGCCTGTCCGAGAACGACGACACGGGCGATGCTGAGGTGATACCCACCCAAGCTGACTTGGAAGCCTATCTGACGGCGGTGGGGGCGGATTGGTCCGTGCCTGATCCGGCCAATCCGGGCGATCCGGCGGCCACTGTGCCGTTTGATCCGGCGGCTGCCGCGCAGTGGGTTTGGGACCGTAAAGTGGCGCTTGACGCGGCTGGCTGATGGAACTGCCCAAGCTCACGCCCATCGTTCAGTTTGCTACGGCCAGCTTTGCGCTGGCTGTTGGCGGCTACACGGCCGGCGAGAAGTTTGGCTGGTTCAAGAATGAGATCATTGCTTGGGCGCCGGAGCATTTCAGGATTGAACCGGCCAAGATTGGCCAGCCTGTTACGGTAACGGTGGCCAGGGTCAAGAAGCGCGACGATTGTTCGGTTGAGGGCTTTGAGGTGACGGTCAGGGACGGCGGTGGGGTTATCCATCAGGCCACGCCGAGTATGACCCGGTTTACCGGCCCGGCTGGTCCGGAGGTGGACACGTTTACCTATCTTCTGACGATTGCCGATAAGGAGACTATCAATCCTGGCCGGGCAACGCTGTTGGCGACCATCAAATACAAATGCCCAGAGGGTGAGCGGACGGTGACCTATCCGCGGCACCAGAACCTCACCTTTACGCTGGAGAAATAGGATGGAGCAACTTCTCAATTTGGTCCGCACTGTGGCGCCGAGCATCGCCAGCGCGGTGGGCGGCCCGCTGGCTGGCATGGCCACCAAGGCCATTTCTGAGGCCCTCTTGGGCAAGCCAGACGGGTCTGAGGAGGAGTTGCTCCAGGCTGCCGCAAAGGCCACGCCGGAGCAGTTGCTGGCTCTGAAGAAGGCGGAGAACGACTTCGCCTTGCAGATGCGCGAGTTGGACATTGATCTGGAGCGGATTGCCAGCGAGGACCGGGACAGCGCCCGCAACCGGGAAATCAAGACCAAAGACTGGACCCCCAAGATCCTGGCCGGCGGTATTACTGTCGGGTATTTCGGGGTGCTGTTTTACATGCTGACGCATGGCCTGCCGACCACGGGCGGGTCTGAAGCCATGCTGGTGATGCTGGGGACGCTGGGCACAGCCTTTGGCGGTGTCATGGCCTACTACTTTGGCAGCAGCGCCGGCAGCAAGGAAAAGACCGAGGCTTTGAACAGGATGGCCCACAAATGAAGGATATGTTCCCCCAGGCCCTAAAGATGGTGCTGCATCACGAAGGCGGCTGGGCTGACCATCCGGCTGATCCTGGCGGCGCCACCATGAAGGGGGTGACGTTGGCCACTTTCAGCAAGCATTTGGGCCGCCCGGCTTCCAAGGATGAGTTGCGGGCGATCAAGGACGAGCATCTCCATGAAATCTATAAGAGGGGCTATTGGGACAAGGCTTCTTGTGATGCGATGCCAGCTGGTGTTGATCTTGTCGTGTTTGACATGGCGGTGAATGGCGGCCCAGGCCGGGCGGCCAAGCTGTTGCAGCAGGTGGTGGGGGTTACGCCGGATGGCGGCATTGGCCCCATGACTTTGGCGGCGGTGGCCAGCAAGCCTGCTGCTGACACGATTGTGGGCTTTTCCAATGCCCGGCGGGAGTTCTATCGGTCCCTGCCGACCTTTGCCACGTTTGGGAAGGGCTGGCTGCGCCGGGTGGACGAGGTTGAGGCCGAGGCGTTGAAAATGGCCAATGCTTGAAATGGCTTGATTGTTTTGATTGGCAAGAGGTATATTTAACCCGGCGCAGGCTGAACCAGCGGCGGAAAAACTTCCGGAGCGCGCATGTCGTACACTATGACCTACGATAGCCTGCTAGTGGATGTTCGGCGCTATCTTGAGCGCGGCTTCACGGCTGAGAGCGATCAGATCGTTTATGAGCAGCTGCCACGGTTGATCACGCTGGCGCAGCGCCGAATTGCGCGTGAGTTGAAGATCCAGGGCTTCATCCGCCCGGTGCAGACCAATCTGCAGATCGGGGTGGCGGTCTATCCCAAGCCAGACAGGTGGCGCGATACCATCAGCATGACGGTGGATGGCTCGCCCATCTTTGCCCGGTCATATGAGTATCTGCGGAGTTATTGGCCGAATGAGGCTACGACTGGCGCCCCGCAATTCTATGCGGATTATGATTTCCAGCATTGGCTGATTGCTCCCACGCCGATTGCCGTGGGTGTTTTGGAGGTCATGTACTATGAGCAGCCCGCGTTGCTTGGCGATGACTTGCAGACGAATTGGCTGACCGAATATGCGCCGGATCTTCTTCTCTATGCCACGCTGTTGGAGGCTACTCCATTCCTCAAGAGCGATGAGCGGATACAGGTTTGGCAGGCAATGTATGATCGTGCGGCGCAGGCGCTGACGGGCGAGGACATGAAGCGCATTATGGACCGCAGCGCCGCGAGGAGTGAAGCATGACCATTTATCAGGATGTTTTTGGCGGCGCGACGATCTACCCGAGTGAGATCAGTTACAGCGCGATTTCGCTGACGGCAGACATTACGCTCAGCTGGCCGGAGGAGACTTCTGCCAGTGAGAATTTGGCGACCAAGATTATTGATGTCACGCCTTCAACGTCTGGCCTGAGCATTCTTCTGCCGCCGGCGAACAGGACGGGCGTTGGCAATACGATCCTGTTCAATAACCGCGGCGCCGAGACTTTCACGGTTAAGAACAATGTAGGCACGCAGGTTGTTACGGTTGCTCCTGGCACGCTCTGGCAGGTTTATCTGTCGGCCAACAGTAATGCGGCCGGCACTTGGCGGTCTTTGCAGTATGGTGCGGCGACTTCCATTGCTAATGCCAGCGCCCTGGCTGGCACGGGGATTGTGGCGGTTGGCACGCTGCTCAGCCAGTCTGTGCCGGTCACGAGCTTCAATAGCAACTACACGGCGGGCGTTGCTGACCGCGCCAAGATGTTCAATTGGACTTCTGCTGGCGGCACGTTCACGCTGCCTGATCCGACAGTAGTGGGCGATAACTGGTTTGTGTATTTGCGGAACAGCGGCACGGGCGCGATTGTCGCGGATCCTCCTGGTCTAATTACGATTGACGGCGCTTTGTCGTTGTCTTTCCAGCCGGGTGAGTCGGCCATTATTGTTTCCGATGGCGCCAACTTCCACACAATCGGCTTTGGTCAATCGGCCACTTTTGCGTTTGACTACACGGTTATTAATATCCCTGGCACTGGCACATACACGCTGACGGGGTCTGAGCTTAATCGTGTCGCCTATCGGTTTACTGGGATTTTGACGGGCAACCGCACTGTGGTGGTGCCGGCAACGGTGCAGCAGTATTGGGTCGATAACCAGACGACTGGCGCCTACACGCTGACGATTGAGCCTTCAGGCCCTGGCACTGGTTTTGTCGTCAGCCAGGGCGAGCGTGTTATTCTGTACTGCGATGGTACGGACGTTTTAAATGCCGCCACGCAGGGCATTTCGGTGCCGCTGACGATTGCCGAGGGTGGTACGGGTGCGACTACTGCCGGCGCTGCGTTGATCAATTTGGGTGGCACGGCGACTGGCATTGCCTTGTTTACCGCTGTTGATCAGCCTGCGGCTTGGGCCGCCTTGGGTGTTGCTCAGGCTGGCAATGTGAATGGCGGTACGTTCTGATGCCAGTAACGACTGCCGTCCTTCGCTCTCAGCCGGGTATTAAGCGCGATGGTACGCGTTTTGAGGGCGATAACTACGTTGACGGGCAGTGGGTGCGTTGGCAGCGCGGATTGCCGCGCAAGATGGGCGGCTATCGTGCAACGCAGAAATATCTGCAGGAAATCAGCCGAGGCTTTTCAACATTCACGCAGATGAATTTTGTCTACTGCCATTCGGGCAGTGACAATTACCTTGAGCGTTTCACGATTGACAGCACGGCAAATAGTTCAATTGTGACTGACCGGACGCCGGTGAGTGTTGCGGCTACTGCGACTGTTACGCTGACGGGTGGCGCTGCTGGTTCTGTTGATACAATCACGGTTGACGGCGTGAATATCATGTCGGGCTCTGTGGCGTTCACGACAGACTTGGCGACCACGGCTGCTGCCGTTGCCTCAAATATCAACTCTCATACGTCTTCGCCGGAGTACACGGCTGCGGCTGTTGGTGCGGTGATTACGATCAGCGCGGCCAGCGCGGCCGGTTCGGATCCGAATGGCTTTGTGGTGTTGGTGACGGCAACGACAATCACTTACACCAAGACCAATATGTCTGGCGGGTCTTTTGCTTATGTGTCTTCGCCAGAAAACATGTGGATGTTTGACTATCAATATGATTCTTCCTCCAACCAGAATTATCTGATTGCTCACGCGGCGCCGAATTTGGATTGCATTTGCAATGACCAGGGCGGCCAGATTTTCTTTGGCGATGTTCTTGGCACTGGGCTGCTAAAGTCAGTATCACTGCCGCCTGACGCCAATGTGACTGGTGGGGTTGTCTCGTTGCATCCGTATTTGTTCTATTATGGGACGGACGGGATTGTCGGGTGGTCGGTTGCTGGTGAGCCGACTAATTTGACGGGCTCTGGATCTGGTTTGGCGCGCGTGTGGGGCCAGAAGATCATCAAGGGCATGCCGCTGCGCGCCGGTTCTGGCAGCGCCCCTGCGGGCATCTTTTGGGCGTTTGACGCGGTTATTCGTGCCACGTTTACGGGTGGTGCCACGGTATTCCAGTTTGATGTGATTGCCACCGATACCTCAATCATCTCGCCGCAATGCGTGGTGGATTATGATGGGGTGTTTTTCTGGTGTGGCGTTGATCGGTTTCTGATGTTCAATGGTG